TTTTAATTTAGTCATAATTTAGTCATAATTTAGTCATAATTTAGTCATAATTTAGTCATAATTTAGTCATTTTATTGTTTAATTTGGTCATTTTAAAGATTTTGACTAAATTGAAATAGTTAGTTAAAGCTAATCGAGTTTGAAAAAATATGTGGCTCCAAAGGGGGGTATCTATATATATCGCCCCCTCTTTAATTCTGTTGCGTTTTTCAAATAATATATGAATATCATATGATTAATACATATCGCTAAAACGCTCATAAACGTATTCTAAGAGCAAAAAAACTAAAAGAATATAAAAGTACTAAGAAGAAACTAAAGAGCCTTAGAGCGCATTTAAACAAGCTTATATAAAACAATTCTATTTTATGCCATTCATTCAAGACATAATAAAAGAGCCTTTAAGCAAAGGCTTTTCAAGCTTTATTTTAAAGTGGTGTAGATGTTCTATGTTAACGCCAGCTAAAAGAGATAAAAAAAGAGCTAGACATTTTAATGTCTAACCCTGCAAACTAAGTAAATTATATATATAATAATTAATAATAATATCCATATTCCAAGCTTGAAGAAGAAGCCTAAACCAATCATAAGCAATAATAACCTAATCATGTTGCTGCATTAACCCCTTAAGCAATACTCTGCAATACTAAGAACAAGAAGAACTAAAGCTAAATAACAAACAATATTCATAACTACTTTACCTATAAAGGCATAAACATATATTTTATTATTCATATTTTGCCCTCCTAAACGTGTTCTACAAATTCTACATCAATGAATTTATCACATGATAAATTATTGATGATCTTTAATAAGTCGGCTTTACAATAATTTAGCCCGTCAGTTGACGGATGTTTTCCATAACATCCGCCGTCTTTTTCATATTGCAAACATAAATATAATTTATGATCATGTTCTCGGATCGGCTTTTTTAAAGGTTTTCCAGTTCTTTTGTTAGTAAATCTCATACACGCTCCCATTGTAGCCTCCCCAAAATAATGAATGCCGTCTTTTCCAGTAAAACGAAATACTAACCTATAATTTTCTAAGTCGCTGCAAAGTTTCGCTTCTGTATCATTAAAGAAGTTAGACCCGCGCTTTTCAATAAATAATGTTTTAGTCATTTTTTTTGATCCTCCTAATAAGTTTCTGTCAATGTGTAAAGTAGTGAAGCAAAAGTTTTGAACATAGTGTCATTATACGGATTTTCAGCAAAAGCCTTTAAATAGTATAGGGCGTCTATAATTTTATCCTTTTCTTGTTCTAAAGTTTCATCATAATCACGATAATCCATATCCTGAACCATGTCTAAAAGTTTTTCGCAAACTGTTTCAGGATCAAAGTTTTTGATATCAAAGTTTTTCATATGTTTTAGCCCCCCGTTCTTATACACTCATCCAGCGGGACTCTATACCCGTGTAATTTTATGTAAGCATTTTCGCTTGTGTAGTATATTTTCAAGCGGTGGGGCTTTGGTTTTCCATTCCACGCCCCACTAACACACAAGACATAATCGTTTATGCCGTACTCTATATCTTTAATTTCTAACCCATTAAAACCACTATAATATGCAATCGTTTCCTTTTTTAATATGTCTTTTTTGTTCATAATATTTCAATGTCCCCTCTATTTGCTTTCCTGTTGGATCATAAAGATCAAATTTTGCATACCAGACAATGCGTCAATCAAACTGTTATAAGTATCACAATAAACAAGCTCATCGACGCCAGCCCCTATTGTGTAAATATCAATGCCTTTAATGTTATAGCTAAAGTGTGTTTTTAAGGTTTTGTTTTCATCCAGCACGCCCATTTCGTGCAATGCGTTGTCTATGTGTTTCATTTTGACTTCTATTATTTCTGGTTTTGTCATTTTCTTTTTTTAAGCCCCGTGATAGAGTAATAAAGCCATATATAAAGGGGCTTTTTCCTTTCATTCATTTAATGTATATATATGGCTTGTTTTTGGGTGGTAGTTGTTAACGTTTCTCAGGCACTAACAACTACCTTTTTTCTATGCCTTTTTTCTTGACGGGTTGCAAGCCTGCAATCTTTTTTTTGATTGATGATAGTTCTATGTGCTATCACTCACATCATGCATTATTCTATAAGCCGTGCATGATCAGCTATTCAATTTACACTCATAATGTATCACGTGCACGTTATAAACGCAAGCAAAAAAAAGAAGTTTTTTCAACCCCTTTTTAATATCCTTATATATTATTATTTTCCATGTCTTTTTTAATCAGCTCTAATATATACCCATTGATCGAATCTTTAGACATTATCCAATCGTATAGCTTTTCATCATCTTTTCTAACTCTAAAAACTAGTCTTTTATAGGTTTTATCATCATATTTCCTAATAGCTTTTAGTTTTGCATTGTCTTTCATTTTTTTCTAAGTGTACAAAAAAAACACCCATTAAAACCAGTACACTAAAACCTCCTTTTCCAAATCCATAATACAACGTACACTTTATAAAGTCAATTTACAAAATACAAAATCTAGTTTTTACAAAATGCAAAACCTAGAAATTACAAAATACAAAATATAATTTTTATAAAATACAAAATATAAAAAATAATTTTTTTATAAAGAAGAAAAAAATCCCTATATATAGATATATATAATATATATAAATACTAATTAGATAATATTAGATATATTACTATCATAATAAATGAAGCAATAAATATATATACTTAGAATATATAAACTACTTGTAGTAAATATAAACTACTTAAATTTATTACATAGTATTACGTATATTATTTCTGCTAAGAAATAATATTAAGTAATACATATAGAATATGATCTAATAGTAGTGCTAAATATAAAAAAGAATTTCTTGGCGAACCTCGAAATTCTAAAATATCCTCCGTATATGGTTATTTTAAACCGTACACATTCCCTGCCATATCTATTCTTCTGTAAAAAGGAGCTTCTTTCTGTATTCAAAAACGTAAAAAATTCAATGTCTATATGCCAGTCTGTTTTTGCGACTCTGTTGGTGATGACTGAAACGTTGTTCTTAATATATGTGTACGGACGTTAGATATGGCACATTGCTATTCGCTTGTCGTAAGGCTTGATACAGGCTTGTTTTGTATGCCTGAATGTATTTGCCTATCTTCGCTTACAATCGCTCTCTATATGCTCGTTTAGTACCTCTATGTGTCTGTTGCGCCCTAGGGGTAGTTTTTCTGTTGCGATTGGGCGTACTGTAATTGGGGGTACTGCGATTAGTGGTATTTCCATTGAACCCCCTCCTATCTTTTCCACTGCGTTGGGTGGTATCTTTTTATCGTGCATAATGGACATATATGCTCCATGTCCATCTGAATAAGTCGATACATCTGCATCTCTGTATGTTAAATGCCAATTTACTGAACAATTCATTGTACAATTCATTGAATGACCTCGTATGTTATGAAAAAACCCTTGTTTTGCCTCGTATATAGAAAATCGTTGTTATTTTAACGAGCGACTGGTGAGGCATGTCCAAGGGCGAGACGAACCAATCAGCTCAATATAAGTATATCATTCTTTCATGAAATGCGATTTTTCACGATTCGTCTTTTTCCCTTGTCTGCCAGTAATATTTGTACTTCTCAGGTCTTTCGTGTCGCTTGTGCCATCTGTCATTTACAAGGACTTTCAAGACCATTTCTTCCTCGATCAATACTTCTCTGTCTCCCTTGATTTCCAAGGCTTTCCATATGCCTTTTTTATGCTTGTATAAAAGCTCACACACTCGAATGTCTTTCCCCTCGGTAAAATATACATCCGATTGAACTATGTCTCCCTTTATCAACTCCTGCCCTTTATAGAGTTGATACTGTTCTTCAGGATATCTGTAAGGTCTCAAAGAATGCCTAACTGCACCATGAGCGATGTTTTGACTTGCATCAATTCTGCACCGCTTAGTGCACCCATTCTTCTGCCTACAGTGTCCTTGTCGATTGTCAAAATCTGTTCGGTTCTTACAACTCCACAATGTGTATGCACGTGGCAAGGTAAATCCATTCGTTTCATGCTTGTTGTCAATGGACATACCTGCACTGTGCTAGAACCCTGATTCTGAAAATCGTTGCTAATGATGAGACATGGTCTGTTTTTGTCTAATATAAAGTCATTGTACGTTGGTAAACTGCACCAATGTACATCTCCATATCTAATCATCTCTCTATGCCTCCTAGAATGGATAATTGTAATTATCGTACTGGTTTGGATCATAATATCCGTTGTCTGATTGACTGTATGCCTGACTGTCTGCTTGTTGCCCTTGTGCCTGCGTATTCTGTTGTTGTCCTCGTTTTGTTTCCAAGAAGTGTATTTGATTTACCAGCACTTCATTTACAGATACTGTGTTTCCCTGCTTGTTCTTATACGTTCTGGACTGGATTCTTCCCTCTACACCGATAAGAGAACCTTTATGTAAATACTGAGCTATATTCTCTGCCGTTTTATTCCAAGCTACACAAGTAATAAAATCTACATCTTGCCCACTTTCGCCTGCTTTCATTCGATTGACTGCCAAACTAAAGGTAACTGTGCTTTTGCCTGATGCTGTCTTTCTTAGCTCTACATCACGCACCAATCGCCCAATCAATACCACTTGATTTATCATCGTCTTAAATAACCTCCTAAACGCTCTAGCGTTCGTTCTTTATTTTCTAATGACTGTTTCAAGCCAAAATTCTCTCGTTCCAAGTGTACGATATAATCATGTACACATTTCCAAGGTTTATACATTGCGTGTAAGCCTTGTTTCTGTAGTACATATTCGATTGTTTCCATGTCTTCTTTTATTTCTTTGTTACGGATTTGTGCTTCTTGTTTCAATTTAACAATCTCCTTTATCAGTCCAGCTCATTCTCTCAAGCCTTCTCTTTCAATCAATCTATTTTCTTTCTTTTGCTTTATTGCTTGACGTACTCTCATCATTAAAATGACGAGATTCTCTTTCTCTCATTGCGAGAAATGGAGCATCGCAAAGCTTTCAGCATGGTTCTAGGCCTTGCATATAGTCTTTACATAACTCTTGTTTTTTGAGCATTTCCAATCCATATGGACTGTACTTTGTATACTCATACTACATCCAGCAGGGCTTACGCCTGAGACCTGAACTAGATGAGAGATTCTTTATGCTAGAATCCAAAGCATGATTTCATTGTGTGTCCACATTTTTTCTTATTTAGAATCAATGTATCCTGCATTTCGACAAAATGTGGAAAATTAAAATGACAGGCTATAAAATCTGGTGCAGTCAATGTATCGTCAGTATGACAAATTAAGAAGGCGGAATACAAATCTCTTTGTACTTTACATCCTTCAATCGTTTTAAATCTTTCGCTTAAAGTAGGTTTGATGTATTCACCTGTATCATGGTGAAGTTGTGAAGCACGGTATTGATGAATATCTATTTCGTAGTATGGAATTCCATACTGTGTTGCCTTTGTTTTTAAATCGGCCTGCATAAGACCTGGAGAACGGTTCTTGATGGAGTGTCCATAACGTTTCTTACGTTTGTATTTACGCACCATTTTCAAAGAACCGTTTTTTTGTTTAATAGCCGTTGCCTCTTCTTTACGCTCTGTCTTCTTTGATTTCTTTAGAAGAGCCTTGAAGTTCATTGGTTCAAGGATGAATTCGCTTGTGTTCTGAACGACTCTGTTGATAAAGGTATGATGTGAAGTCTTGATATAAGCAGACTGTTTTCGATAGAGCACGCGTATCTGTCGTTTCAGACGTCTACACCTTCTCGTTGTCTTCCATTTATGTTTTCCCTTTTTGACTGTACCATTCTTATTATAGTTTTCTGGATTATGCTTTCGCATGGAGGCATCCACTAGATTCTGCTTATGCCGAATCTCTTTTTCATAATTTACAGAATCTGGAGCCAGTTCTTCCAGATGGACCTCGTTGTTTGAGACTGTCGCAATCGTAGAGGTTCCAAAGTCAACACCTGTACGATGTCCGCCATCTTCTGACAGTTTAATTCGTTTTGGTGCATCACCTCGAAGTGTGATCACTACATAATATTTGAATCCACTGTTGAATTCGATTCTTTTTAAAAATGAATAAACAACATCTTCTTTTAAATCAACAGATGAAAGGATGTTCTGGATATATTCATTCTTTGGGACACGAACTTTGTAGTAATGTTTCATGAAACATATGGTATCCCATCTTAAAAGACGCACTCCTGTTGCAGCACATTTTTGTTTGATACAATCGAAACTATTGTATCTTTGATAATGAAGATGACGTCCATCCTCAAAAAGAACCTTTTCTACTCCCTTATATACAGCTTCAGCTTCTGCCTGTGCCTGATGAGAGTTGATGTAGTTCTTGAATTTCTTTTGTTCTTTGGATACAAACTTACACAAAGAAGTCTTCGTAAGATTATACTCTTTTTGTTTAATACACATGATATTTGATAACTCTTTTTTCTTCTTTTTTTCAGAAGCTGACAGTTCAGAACCTTTCTTTTTGGAAAATTCAGCTTCTCCATAAGCTTTGCGTGCACCCACATATTCTTTATCATGAAATAAAGCATTCAAACGGTTTGTAGCATATCGAACCAACTGATTATGCATCTGATTCGCATAGAAAAAAGACTTCGACAAAAAACGTTTCTCAGATCCACTTAGTTCCAATTGAAAGCGTACTGTATACATATCGAAATCTCCTTTTTTACGATGCATTCTACATATATATTATATCATGGTTCACGTATAGAAACAGCTGAAAACCAGTTACATACGTCATTCATCTCATGACTAAAGTCACGAGCGTTCTGACTTTAACAGTAAAAGCGGTTAGGTGAATAATAATCGTTTATTGTTTCTCCAACTTCTTCACTTAGCAAACATTCGATTTCTCCACCTCTATATTCAAGAGATATAGCTTGTAAATCACTAGGGGCAGGAACGTTTAAAATTGTCGGCTTATATTGCTCAAGAACAAAAGCGAATTCTTTTACTTCGTTATCCCAAACAACTTTATGTTTTATCAGTTCTTCAAACTTCAAAGGTGGGTTGTCAAAGTGTTCCTGAATCAACAAAGTAAGTAAGTTTGAATCATCTTCAATTGAATGACCTTCGTTGATACTGTGATACACGTTCTGTACATCAACTTTGGCATAATAAGGTCTTAACAATCTTGTTAAAGCTTCTGAACATTCATTCTCTGTTAATTTCATTCTTTTACCTGCTTTCTGTAAAACCGATTTTCTTCAAATTCAATGTAATCTTCATAGAATTCGTCATATCCTTCTCCAGTGTTATACCAAAATGATTCATACCATACACATTCGGTCATGTCTGTGCTTATTCTTGGATTGCACTCAAAATAATATTTATATTTATTATCCCAAACCCACATTCCTTCTTTTAGTTCTTCAAACTTCAAAGGTGGATTTGAGAAGTGTTCTTCGATTAAAGATTTTAAAGTGTGATAATCTTCTTTAGCTTTCCCACTCTTTCTATAATCGGAACGTGCCACTCCTATATTGCATATGATGTTGTCTAACGCATTTTCACATTTTTCTTTAGTCAACATCATTCAAATGCCCTCCAAGGTTCTTCGTCTTTGATATCCCAAGATAATGGAGACTGTTCAGCTAATACGCAATGATCGTCACAATCAGAAAATGGGCACTATTCTCATACTTTCCGCTTTCGAAATTTGTTTCAAATAAGTTCTTTACCATTTTGTCTGATATGTAATACTTATCATCAACCTTTTCCTCAAGCATATCCTTTAGCCTTAATTCAAGCTTTATAGGAGTAGGAAACTTATAATTGTAATTTCCTAAAATAGATACCATGAAACAACGCTCACGATTCTGCGGTATTCCATAGTCCTTTGCATTGAGAATTTTGTAATAGGATTGATACCCCATGTTTTCAAGTGCTGCATACCATTTCATGAAATCTTCATAATTCTTAGTCCCAATAACATCAGGAACGTTCTCCATTAGTAGAACTTGTGGCAATGAATCTTTCTCTTTACATTCATTCAAGATTCTTTCCACTTCCCAAAGCAATCCTGATCGAGTACCACTTCCTTTAGTCATTCCTCTTTGTTTTCCTGCTTTTGATAAATCTTGACAAGGGAATGAGTAAGTAAGTAAGTAAGTAACGTTCTGCTTGTCAACAATTCCTAAATCTTCACAATGTATATTTCTAATATCAAGAGTAGGAAAGTTTGTACCATGAATTGCGTTGTATGATTTGATTGCATATTTATCAAATTCAACAACTCTATATGATTCATAATCTGCACCCAAATCACGCAAAGCCATAGCTTGACTTCCAACCCCTGCAAATAGTTCAATCAATCGTATTTTGTTTCTGATTTTATAATCTTCATACAAATAACCAAATATACTTAACTGATCCAATTCTCATATACTGGAGAAAACTCGAGTTTTTATGTCCGGACAACTCTTTTCTCCTTTCTCCTTTCTGTTTTCCTTTTCACCTTTCAAAATCTACATACCATAAGCTCTTAAATCGAATCGCCTTAAGATATTCCTGAACCTCTGCAAGTGCTATCTCATTTTTGAATGTATCTATCTCGTCCATCAATCGACACGCTTTTTTAAGACTTGCAAGAAGTTCTAGCTCCTTGTTTTTCACACTTCCACCTCATCGTCTTTAGGAACAAACTTTTTAAACACATTGTAGTATCTTCCAGTGTTACCTAACGCTCGTTTTGCAATTGCCATTGCCAATCCTTTTTCTTCATCAAACTCATCACCATGTGCTTTAACAACTGTTTTTGTTCCGTCTTCCCAAAATACAATGGTTGCTGGATTGTTGAAGATAACACGCTTGATTTTGAAAACATCTTGCAAAGCCATCTCCTCGATTCTCTCATCAATAACTCCAAGCGTTTTGATAGGACTGTCAATAGGAATGTTAAATGGAAATCCATTGTCCCTTGTTCTGTTAATTTTATCTAAATCAAATAAAATCATTTTTACTCCTCCTCGATTTTCACAATCGTATATTCTCGTTTTAAATTTAGATGCCTTGCGTAATAGTTTCGTACTCTTTTCTCAGGCACTTTAAAGTAGTTCGCTATTTGTCGAACACTGCCAACAAACACGCAATCATCTTTTGTGTTGTACAAAGCATAGGTGCATAGTCTTTCATTCGGCTGTTTCTTTCCTGACATATTCATACCCCTCTTGTTGTGGCATTGGTTGATAGTCTTTGATAATCGCTTCTTGCATAAATAGTGCGAATCCAAACCATATCAGATACAACACAATGCCAATTGCTACTTTTCTCATTCGATAAATCCTCTGGGTTCTTGTCGTAATTCTAAGAATTGCTTTTCTAAACCAGTTTGTCTTGATATCTCTAAGAGATTGAGCTTTCCAGATAGATAATCTTGTTTCTGTTGATTGATTTCACGCTCGTAGTTTTCTAACAATTCTTTTCTTAAAAATTCACGTCTAGTTTCATCTGCTTCGCCTAGTCTAGTGAGAAAACTCGTTCCACCATAGACTTTTCGTAAGAACAAAGGCAAACTGTTGTAATTCTCTTTTGCCGTTCCGTATGTACGAGAACACTTTTTGCAAGCAACTCGCCATACTTTCTCAAAACTAGGTTGTGGAAATTGCGTGTCCTTTAGAATTTGTTGTTTCAGTGCTCCAATTAAGTCTGCAAAACTGTAAATCGGTTCACGGCTAGAAATAAGTTCATGTAATGCATTATGGACTTGTTTGCCAGTGAAGTGGGAGAAGTGAAGTTTTAAAGCGTTTGCGTTTGCTTGCATTTCTTCTTGTGTTGGATTTTCTATCAAAACTTGTTTTCCACTATACAAACTTCTTATTTCTATCAATAACTGAACACATTCTTTATCCGTCATTCTCTTCTGCCTCCATTTGTTTTAACCAATCTAAATATGGATTGTTGCTTTGTTTAGATTGTTTAACTTGCGTTGTGTAGTTGCCTTTATCTTGTTCTTTCGCTAACCAATTGTTTATGAATTTTTTTACACCACGTTTTGTTTTACGTTTAGTAGGATTCGATAAACTCCAACCTCTCATTTTTCTAAGTTCCGCCATAACATCTACGTTAGGATATAAACTTTGCATTTCTTGAACAAACTCAAAATAGATTGGGTATTCAGAATTATCATTCAGTGGGATATAGATGAAGGCTTGTTCTGATTTATCAGTACAAGCTATATTACTTATATCTTTATCTATATCTTTATCTATATCTTTATCTATATCTTTATCTATATCTAAACCTATATCTATATCTGCGTTCTCCGCTTGTTCTCCGTTTGTTCTCCTTTTGTTATCTTCGAACATTTCTATAAGTTTTGAATCGTCAATAGATATTCCAGAATTAAATGAATACGAGTTATTATCTTTTAGTTTTAATAATCTCTTTTCATCTGTATAGACTGTTTCGTGATACCTAGATTTAGATAACGTATTGTGCATACGCCAATGTTTGATGACGATAACTCCATTCTCGAATGTAAGAAGGAATCTCTTAGCGATTAGAAGTTTTAGATCATCTTCACTTGCCCCAACTAATCGTTGTATTCTTTTTGGGTTTCCAACAAATCCGTCATCATCTGCTCTCATGTTTAAATGAAAGTAAAGGCATTGAGCGGACAACGGCATATCCAAGAAAGCGTCTGAATCAACGATTTTGATATTAAACATTCTCTTGTTCGCCATTGTTTACTCCTTTGATTCGCATACATTTTTCTTTAAAAACAAGTTTTCATTGACATAGTCTGCAAAATCTAAAACCCTCAAAATTTCATCTTTTGATAAATCATCTTGATTTTCTAAGACATAATCGCTTGCTTTCACTTTAATGTCGTTAAAATCTATCGACACACTAAATCCAAATTCCATTTTTTCACTCCTTTATAAATTTTTCGTGTGCATTACGTAAATTCCCGTTATAAAAAACTTTTTCAAAAGGCATTTTCTTTTTATATCTTTGATGTGCTATTTTGTAATTAACACCATACGTTTCGCACCATTCAATCATAGGTTTAGTCATTCCATTGTGTTTTATAAAAACTGTGTTTGTTCTATTGCGTATTTGTTTTTTCTGACTAATCCAAGTGCAATTTTCGGGGCAATAATCTTTGTTTACGTCAATTCTTTCAATCGTAAGATTTTTTTCATAACCGTTGCTTAATGCCCATTTATAAAATGATTCAAAAGAATTATTCCATTCATCACAAACCTTAATGCCTCTATTTCCGTAATATTTGTAATGCTCATGCTTTGGGTCAAAACATCTCCTTCTCATATTTAGCCATACTTTATAAATATGAGTTTTTGACATTCCATGAGTTTTTCTTTGATCGTGTTTAACTAAACCCATATTCTCTAAATCCCCTAAATGCTTTTTAGCCTTTTCTTTTTGTAAACAACCACAACTTAGTGTTGGTCTTGTTTTAGTTGTTAAACATCTTCCCATAATCATTTTTTCATTGCCACAATCACATTTACACAGAAATACTGCATTTCTATTTTTGTCTGAGTGGTCATATCTAATCACTGTCAATCTACCGAATTTTTTCCCTGCTAAATCGTTATATTGCATTAAAATTCATCTCCATCTAAATACTTTTTCTTGTATGTATGAGCGACTGCCAACGCAGAATATATGTCTGATTTAAACCCATAAAAATAACCTGGAGATTTCTTTGTACCTTTTCCACCATTAGGTGTATTAGGAGCATAAATATCTACTAGTGCTTGTCTAATGTTTGAATCTTTAGCTTTTGTAGAATGACATAAGCACATTTTTTCTTCCATGCGATAAATCATTGTGTATTTTAATTCCAAATCTCTTTTACCTGCTTCAATCAATCGACCGATAAAGTAACAAGTTTCAAATACGCTTTTTCCTACCGCCATTCCATAGCTTTGGATTCCTTCAATAGCGAAATATTCAATTCTCCAATCGTATTTATCTTGCCAATATCTCAGTAAATCCAATAACTTATAGTTATCTACTTTTCCTTTTTCAATGACTTTAGATAAGTCATTTTCGACAATGACATAGGCCGATTCAATGTTTCCTGGATCAACTGCAAGTATCATTTACTTACCCCCATTCTCATATCGAATTGCCTCTAACAGTTTTTTCCATGAATTACAGATATTCTCTGCACTGTTATAAGCGTTTTTAAAGCGTGTGAGCTTGCAATCTAGTTCGGCTAAGGTATTTCTATCCCCTAACAGTTTTTGTTCGGCTATGCCCTCGAAATAAGCCATGGCGGGCATTTTACAGTTAGGGTTCTTGTTTTGATATTCATCTCTTGCCAAATATGCCTCAACTTTTGCCTTTGCACTGATTTCGTCTTTCAGTTTGTTTCTCTCTTTCGTGTACCTTGCGATACATTCCCCAATCAAAAATAACTGGTTAGATATGTTCTCAATGTTCTTTGCGATTTCGTAAGGTACGTCTGTGTTGTTATTGATACACGAGATGAAATAGTCCATTTGGTTCTTGATTTCTTCTTCCGTCCAATTCGCCATGTCAAACGGATTGAACATATACACATACTGCCCGTCAATTAGCATTTTCTATCACCAACTTTCTTTGTCTGTACTCGGCATAGATACTTGAAGTGTTTCCGTATCTATTTCTGAATTTTTCGATATAGTCTGTTTTGAATACTTCCATGAATTCTTCATGACTGTACTTATCTTCAAATGCCATTTGACACATGGCTTGAATTCGTAACTCTAAGTTTCTATCGTTATGGATTGAGTAATTCGTTTGATTATGCCAATCAGGTCTTAACCATATCCAACAACCATACTCAGTAGACTTATCACGGAATGCACCTCTGTATACGTGGTGTATACAAAGGTTTTCTTCACGTGGTTCTCTAGTAAAGAAGCATTCCTTGATTTGTCCTTGTAATAAGTTTTCTTTATACGAGTGATTCATTATTCATCACTGGCTCTGCTTGTCTATCAGGCTCAAACTGTGTTTCAGGAACATCTTGTTGATTATATTTTGGTTGTTCAATAGGTCTTGAATCTACATAAGGAATTTCCATATCCCCTTGTTCTTCAGCAGTGTACAAGTTATTCAAATCGTTAGGGAATGATTCTCTCAAGGCTTGTACTAATGCAACTTTTTTAATCATAGTTGCAGGCTTTGTCGCCCATTGATTATTTAATTGTCCATCGCTTTTTCTTCCTGCATATTCATCAAATGATACTTGCACTTCACATGGATATTTTCTGTCCTTGCGATAGACTTTTGCCCATCCACCAACAACTTGTTCACTTCCTTTTAAGAAGAAGCCACCTTTACGTTCGATTATCTCACCATTTCCATTCATAACGATGATTCCACTTTCTGCTCCATCGTATTGAGAATTAGCTTCTGCACGTTTTAAAAACGCTTCTTTCGATACAACAAATGTTGCAGGTTGTTGTCCAAACTTGATTAGATAAATCTCTTTCAAGAAAGGATTCAATCCTTGCCCTCGGCATAAATGAACAAAGTAATTTACTTCTTGATCTGTAACTGTTCCATTTCCATTTGTTAAATAGTTACGAACGATACTAGGACTTAATGTAACTTTGTCATTTCCTACCTGAAATTCTGTAACTGATTCTGTTGGTCTATTTGCTAAACTATTTTTTACTTGCATCTTATAACTCTCCTTTATTTGTTACTTTAAATTCAAATGATGTATTGTTTCTCAAATTGACTAATACATTTGTTAGTTCTAATAATTGTTCACGTGTTCCCTCAACTCTGAACTCTGCCCAATTTGTATTTTGTTCTACAACCTTATTTTCAGGCTCGTTAGGTATGCTCTGCTCAAAATGTAAAGGTTCTTGGACTATTTGTTCTTCCTTTTGTTTTTGTCTCTCTACAGTCTCTCTAATGCGTTTTAAATCGTCTGCTTTAACTTTGGCACGCATTAAGTCGTAGTCTTGGAAATATACTTCCTTGATTTGAGCGATATCTGTTTCATCACTAGGTAAGAACGTTTCCATAAAACCTAAATCCTGAACGATTTTGTCATAGATAGCATTCAGGTCTTTTTCAATGGATTGATTTGAAGTTGTTTTGTTCAACCATTTCTCATTGAATTTTGGGGTTAAGTCATAATGTTCTCCGTTGCCTTTGCTATATAGAAGTGTTTGCCATGCTTCATAGATATGTTTACGTTTTTCTTCTTTTAAGGTATCTTCAATGTCTGTGATACCTTGTCCTAAACTGTCGGCACATTGTTTGATTTTTTTCTCAATGCCCATGATGTTTTTCTTGTCCTCTTTCCATTCTGAGAACAAATCATCTTCAACTCTTTTACGTTCGTCTGAAACCATCTTCACAATGGAATTCAATTGAGCACGGTCTTTCTTCGCCTGCTCGTATGTGTTTTCTGTAACAACGTAGTCATAATGTTTCAGTCCGTTGTCAATGTTCGCTAACAATTCCTTAGCGTTTGTAACAACCTTGCCATTCAATACTGTTGCTTCTAATTCAAATTGCATTTTATTTTTTCACCCTTTCATATGTGTAGCCGAATAAGATTTCACTTACGATATTCACCATTGCAACGATATTCTCAAAACTCATGTTCCACCAAGACTCTCCGAAACAATCAACAACTATTTCACATTCTTGTTTATCTTCTAAAATACCGATACATAAGCAAGTTTCAGTGTATAAATGCTCTTCGTCATTTCCTATTTCTAAAATGATGTCGAAAGTCTTATTTTCTTTATCGAAATTCACCCAACAATCATGTATGGAATTGCCATACATAAATCGAACAAAGTATGTCAATCCAGTAACGCAATTCTCTTTTTGTATTTCTGTCATTCCCTTTCCTCCTTTAAAGTTCAAATGTCATTTTCGGTTCGATATTTCCTAAGAAATATGTTTGCCAATTCTTATGTCCTGTTTCGATAATGTATTCGATATCATCTAGGACTTCTTTTCGTTCGATGTGATATTGACGAATGGATGCATTTCCATCCATGAATCGTAGCTCTGCGATTAAATCCACAAACTCATATCCAGTAACAATCAATCCATGTAATACCTGAACAAAATACGTATCAGGAATTTTGTTATCCCAATCCTTTAGCATGGAAGAATTGCGAATGAATGATGTTTTGATTTCTAGGATTCCAGCTCTTGCTCCATCCCAAATCAATCCATCAGGCGAATATGACATATACTCGTATTTCTTGGAATAAAGGATTGCGTTTTCTTCGTACTGAACATCCATTGTTGGATGCTTTACTCTGAACATTTCTCTTAGAATTGGCTCTAAAGCATTTCCATAACGAATTGCTTCGTTATCGATTTCCTCAGTAATTCCTTTTTTCTTCTTTCTCCATAAATCCCTGAGCGATTGATATTTATTTATACCAATCAAAGAACTGGCTTCACTTCCACCAATTCTTGTTTCTCTTGCTTTTAGCCATTCTTCACGAGAATTGAGCTTGATGAATTCAAACTCATTGTTGCTTTCGTATAAGTTCATAATTTGCATCCGTTTCACTGATTAAAAATTTAATACTTCCACCAATGATTGCTTCGGCTACTCTCTTGTCGAAAAATTCTTTCTTTGCTTCTATATCTGAAATCAGTAGACTTGTAAGAATAAATGACATTACGAACGGATTTTCAGGAATTGTTATTGTTATCGTTCCTTTTTCACTATCTATTTCAACGTAATCACCAGCGTTTATATCTTCATTCGTGAAGTTTGTATTTTCCATACGTTACCTTTTCTCCTCTCTTATTCACTTCGTGCTTGTATATTGTTTCTATGACATAGCCCTCGGCTCTTAAATCTGCAATACGTGCAGACAACCGATAGATACCTAGTTTTTCAAACGCTTCTGCTCCAGTTATACTTCCATGTTCTTTTAGATGTTGCAGAAGCAAATCACACTGAGATGGTTTACCTTTCATATTTCAACCCCCAATCCAAATCTCAGAAATACAAATATCGAAAACACTAAGAGTGCGATAATGACTGAAATTGAGATGGAAGCAAACACCTTGAATTGATGAATACGTTCATTGGTTTTCTTGATGCGTTGTTGATGATTGTAATAATCAAACTTGCCCCAATTGACATTTCCAAATTCAGGAATTTCAAATTGTTGTTCCATAAGAGCTTCATATTTTTTAGTAGCAGTTGATTTTCTTGTTGAAGTCCTTGTAGAACTCTTAGTAGCAGTAGTCCTAGTCATAGTTATCACCAAACGCATCTTCCCCATTCAGGAAGTCCTTGCACGCATGAATCTTAGCTAATGAATAGTTGTAATTCATGCTATCTTTGATTGAGTTCATCCAATCTTCCATTTCATCTTCTGCATATTTGATAGCTTTAATTTCATCGTTCTCATCCATGATTTGATAAAGAATGCTTAACATCTCGTAATAGGTTGAGATGTATTCAGGGTTACTTCTCTTTTCCCAATCGTTGAATGAATCGTCTGATTCGATAAATGAATCAATGTGTTTGTTATCTTCGATATCCCTAAGTTGTTGTAATGTCATCATCATTTCCCCCTTTTGTTTTCTATGTGCTATAATGGAAATGGCTTTATTTTTGAGCCATTTACCTCATGAGTTATCTGTCGGTTTGGTCGCCTAAGCAGATAGCTCCTTTTCTTTTTCCCTAATCGCCTGCTTTAAATTAGGATAATATTTCAAGAATACGGATTTAGGTATCACGATTCTTGATAGATGCTTACATTCGTATGTGTCGCTCCATCCTGATAATGTTCTTAATTCTAAAATAACTTCATATGCTTTTCCTTTGGAACATTTCATAAGCTCCATAACTTCTTTATATCCTAGATAACTCATACAAATAAGCTCCAAAGTAACAGGCATAACGTAAGAATCAGGAATACTGTTAAACGATCAATTTTGGAATTCATTTTGTGAATTTCCTCTCTCGTTTGAATGTAATCATCAGATAGTTGCTTTAACAAAGTGGTTGTTTTCTTACTGAACTCGGTATTCACTTTGTTAAACTGTCTTTGTTTTGCGATAAAGTTATTGGTGTTGGTTTGAAACAACATTTCCAATTCTTTATCATTCAAAACTTTTTGTTCTTCTTCCATTGATTCACCTCTTTCTTGTTAAGACTAAAATGCAAATGAATTCTGTGATTATGCATATCAACAAAAATAACTCAGTCATTTTGTTTTCCTATCTAAATAATTCATTCACATCTACTCCTAACCCATGAGCAATAGACGGAATATACTCGGCTCTTAACAATTTTCTGTAACAAAGAATGTTGCTAAACTGTTGATCGGTGAAACCTGCTTTTTTTGCTACAGATCCTTGTTTAAGACCTTTTGATTCGATAATATTCTTGATATTATCTACAATTTTCTTGTAATCTTTATTTTGCAAAATTACATCTCCTTTCTGACTTACAAGATTCTTGTAATCACAGTTATATATTATCAAAGTTTCTTGTAATGTCAATATAATATTTACAAGTTTTTTGTAAAATGTTATAGAAAGGTTTATAATTTTATTAAGCAGGTGTAACCATGAGTATTAACAGTAGAATTAAAGAAAGACGTGAAGAATTGGAAATGTCTAGGCAAGAATTAGCCGATAAAATTGGCGTAATTCCATCTGCAATTGCAAACTATGAAAATGGGGTTAGTTCTCCGAAAATTGAACTGCTTTACAAATTGTTTGATGTTCTTGAGTAATGTAATAGTCGCCGTTTTGGCACAAGCCTATCTACTAGAGTAGAAAAGGTTTCTTAAAGCGTGTTAAATGTGACACGCTTTTTGTTTGCATAAAAAAACTACCTGTCTTGGCCGAATTAGGTAGTTTTTTTATAAATTCTACATAAATCCAGGACTTGTTAATCTGTCCTTTTACATATATATTATAGCACAAAATAAAAAAATGGCTCATTACTGAGCCTAAAATCCACAAGAATATTAAATTACTTAATATATTTGGAATGTTCTCTGATTAAAGAAAATTAACTGACCTTCGCCATTATGACCCTATACCAGTTGATGTTTCAAATGAATGTTTCAGGATTATTGGAAAATATGTAGGAATGATAAGAATAGGATGATGATTATAAAAAAATCAAAAAAATTTAAACTTTTTTTATTGAATTTGTACCTCGTTGTACTCTACTGTACTTAACTATACTTTACTGTACCTTATTGTACATTTGACAACTATTTTTTAAATTGTATAATGAAAGTACAAAGATATAAATAAAGTAGGTTCAATCTTTGTATTTCTGTTTGCTCATGCGCCAACATGAGCTTTTTTTTATGTCTTAACAAAAATAAAAGAGCCTATTCAAGGCTCTTAAAACAAAGAAAATTTAAGATTGAAAACTTAGAAAATGAATATAAATTGCCATTAATATGAAAATATCTGACTTTCGCCATACATAACACTTGATCGTGTATATTCAGACACATTGAGAATAAGTCTGAGCTATAAGTTGCGACCTTATAGCTTCTTACCCTTTTGAACCAACGAGGGGAATAATACCCCCAACTTTCACTCGTCTTTCAGATCTAATAATTTCCTGTTAGCTTCGTTATCTGTAGAAATCGTTCCTCTACGCACTCTGAGCTACTTGTACCTGCTACTTGTCTTATAGTGTATTTCTACACATCACGTGCAATGTCTTTGTTGGGTATTTCCTACATTGGCTTTATATAGCTCCCACTATATCGCTTGTAGGAGAGGACGTGTTTCCACGACTTTTTATTGCAGACACGACAAGTTCAGTTCCTTTACATATTTCAAGGTATGCACACGTGGTTAAGTTTGAGGTTTCCTCATTCAGGATATATATTGCTATATATCCAACTTCTTCCTGATAAACTATCGTTTCATCAGGCAATAAGTCTTGTTTAGCCACGTTCCATGCAAGTTGACACCTCTCTTCACATGGTTGACATTTTCATATCAAAGAACAATTACGAGGGTATTTTAACACCTGAAATTGTTAAAGTGAACTATCATAAAAAGAAAAAAAGCACATTTTTTCATGTGCTTTTTCTCTATGGAAAATTTTGCTAGACCGAGTTCGTCTGACACAAAGGATAATCAGACACATATATTATAAGCCTAAGATATGTCAAAAGTGAACTATACAAAAGAAAAAAGATGCATTTCTGCATCTCTTCTCTGAAAAAGAAAGGGGTTAAAATAGGAATTAAATAAAAAGTATAATTTTACAATCTAAGGATTGCATAGATATTATAACCCCTCATAATTAGTAAAGTGAACTATGCTTGAATCAATTTTATGAATTTTTGTTTTGATCAAAATTGATATCCGTTTACAAGAATTAACAATTGATTTCCCACGAGATGATATCATAGACTTATACGAGTTCTGTATAGGTGAATTCAATAATTATGATGCATAAAAAACTACCCTCTTTTTGAAGGTAGTTTTTATTTACACAGTCAAAATAGCTTAAAACGTACTATTATTAAATTTTTTATTCAATTGTTGTTTTAAAGAGTTTCTATCTCTATTTAAAAATGTTTACAATTTTCTTAAGTAGTTTCAATATCAACTTAAGAACCTTATTAATTAAACCATAGTCAACACCACCTTCTGCTGGTTTATCGTTTGGTTTATCTTCTACATTGTCATCCTCATTAGGCTCTTGGTCATCTGTTGGTTTTTCCTCGGTAGGACTGGACTTGTAGAAGTCTAAATCATGATAAGCCACATCTTTATCAATCGGTGTACTTGTGTATTGGTGCAATACTCCATCAGCAGAGAAATCACCTTGACAAGTTCCATCGTTGCTACCCCAGTTTGCAATCCATTTTGGATATCCATTTTCTTCAATCATTGAATCAAACCATGAACTAGAGGCATATACACCTGTAAAATATCCACGTTTTTTGAAGAAGTCACAGAAAACCTTACAAACCATTGAGCAATGCTCTTTGTTCAAATATCCATTTTTCTGTTTCCAACCATCGGCATCTTCCATATCCATCCATACACCCATCTTGATATCTCTATCTTTGATCAGATTGTATGTGTATTCTGCTTGTTCAAGTGCAGTTTGTTCATCACCACAATAGTCATAACAGTATACACCATATGGAATACCTAATTTATCTAACTGGTCTGCAAATGTCTTGAATTTTTTGTCTTCTGTAGTCCACCAATTCGCACGCAAGATAACAAAATCGTATTGTGAAAAGTCAATGTTTCCGTTGTTGTGTTCAGACAAATCAATTCCTTTCATCTTAACACTGTCAGGAAATTCTTTTGCTGGTTCTTCAGGTTTTTCAGGTGTTTCAGGTTCACTTGGTTTATTTTCTTCCTCAGGTGCAGTAAATGTTGCCCAAGGGTCTTCACCTTGTACTTCACTTCCACTAACGGCTACAAAACAACGAATACTAGGGTCATTCTCATATAACCATGAAATATATCTATGTCCGTTTCCTACCCATTTTTCTGTATATCGTTGTGTTTCACCTTTTACATAGCTACCAAACTTCGAACCAGTTGGACTATCTCTATGACAAATAATAGGTGTATCGTTTGTAAAATGTGCAATACCATCTTCTTGAATGAGTTGGCTAGGGTCATAGCCACTTGTTGTACTACCACTACCTGCATTGCATTTTCTCCAATTCCCTGCCATAGGGGTGATAATGTTCGTATCATCTACATAGAACGTATCGTCAACGTAGCTTTCAGCAGCAGTGAAAGTGTATATTCCATATGAATTATAAGCCATATTACCATTCGCAGACTGTGTGAATTCGATATGCAAATGAACACCACTTGCTCTACCTGCATCACCCATGTTCCCTAACTGTTGACCTTGTTTAATCACCATTCCTACATACGCATTAAAGGTGTTGTCATGGACTGTTTCAAAGGTAACAATACCAAAGTATCCATTTGGACAATGTACCTTGTTAACAGTCTGCCAAGTGGCTTCTCCGCAGCTTGGAATGGTCTTAATACATTTAACAGTGGCAGGTGCATAATAAGGCGCTCTATATCCTGCAGTTCCACTTGCAAAATCGACTGCTTTTGTTCCTAAATGTGTTCCGACATTTTCTACCTGCGTAATCTTAAACTCGGTCATAGGACACATGAAATATTCATATCCATCGCTTGCGACATAAGTTTTATTTGGTTGCATTTAAAGTCTCCTTTCTTGCACGAAAAAAAGGGCAAACTCAAAAAAGAGTTACCCTTGTATTCGCCTATATTTAATTGTTTCTGATTGAGTCAATATCGTTTCTTAAATCATTGATACGATATTGTGCGTTTTTTACGTCTTCTTCCAATTTAAAAGTACGCTCAACTACATTGTTATGTTTTTCTGTCTTTGCCTCTAAAGATTCAATTCTGTATTTTAGAACTTCCATTGTTTTGTTGTTCATAACAAATGTAGCAATCAAACTTGGTATTGCCGTACAAATGCCAGAAATTAAAGCGACTAAAACAACTTCGCTCATAATTAGTTCTGCTCTGTTGTTTCTCCACTTAACCCTTGAATTGTACGTGTGAATAACTGATGTAAACCAGTAGAAGCAATACCAGTTACCATTCCTTGCACGATAACATCTGGTGTCACTCCTACACCATTGAAATACGCTACAATGGACGAAACAACGGCTCCTAATAGTAACATAGTCAATGGAATAAATTCGTTGCTATAAGCCTCTAATGCTTGGATATGTTTAATCGCATATCCAACGCATAAGCAACACACCAAAGTTGTTGGTTCAATTAAATCAGTAATCATTGTCAAGATGTCCATAAGTACCTCTTTCTAAGATAAGTTTATTGTCGTTATCTAGGACTATGAATTAGCCATAATGCCAGCGTTCTTTAATGCCGTTAACAACGCTTCAAATTCGGCTTTTGTTACTGTTTCTCCACTTGCACTTGCAACAAGTACGCACTGTTTGACAGTACCAGCTTTATCTTTTGTGGCCGTTGTTGGAATTGTCGGTTTATTCGTCAAAGAATTATAATTGCCGTCAAAGTTACTGGTTCCAGCACCAATAACTTCTCTTGCTTTTGATTGACTGTCTGCTTTTAGCAACGATTTACCAATGTCTGTTGCGTCTGCGATTCCGTCTACTTGGACTGTAATGTCGAGTGATTCATCTTTTTTAGGTACAAGAGTAGACTTAAATTCAGTTTTTTCGCAATCTTTTAAACAACTAAAATCTTCCATATTGATTTCCTCCTCAGCTACTTCAAAGTAGTTTCCTGCCAAGTTTGCACACGTTGCATACAATGGCTTACCGCTTAGGCAGTACGTCTCCACATATAAACAACCATATATGGTTGCACAGTAGTCGGCTCCGATCCATCTTCATTTTTAATTTCAGTAGAATGATTAATACTTGATATTTCGACTGGTTTTGTGCTTACAGCATATATGTAGGAAGCTTTACTAACAGGATGTGCTGCATTATATCCAATAGCTCCTATGTCGCCATTAACAGCTCCTATTAACGCACGAGGTTTAGGATAATATTTTCCTCCTGATCCATTAGCAGTAAAGGTCACACTTGTACTACCATCGTTTCCTTGCCCTGCACCGATCAAAACTCGACCAGGCGCAAACGCTTCCCAAGTTCCACCAAGATATGTTGAAGGATTCGCAGAATTTGTTGTTTGTATAACTGTTCCAACTGGAAAGAACGTTAAAATCTTTGCAGAAATTCGACTGTCAATGACAGAAATAATATCTTTCCAATTTCCATTTCCGTTTAAAAATTCGTTTGAATTTCCACTTAACGGAGGCATATACCCACTTTCTTCTTCTGTTGCTTCTCCAACTAAACAAGTAGTAAAAGGCAAAGGTCTGAAAGTGATTGTAGGGTCTACAACTGAATTTGTTGATATTTCAGTGTATGGCTCATAACTAGGAATAGTAGGTACTTTAAATTCTTCTGTTGTTGGTGTAGCAAGGGCTTTTAATACGCGTACATTTTGCTCTTTTATCCATGTTTTAAATTCTTCAACGGTTGTACAAATCCCCAATGATTTAGATATGTTGACAACACAATATGATTGATTATTCATGATTCCTGTTTCAACGCTCTTATTATAAAAAGAAGCAAAATTGTAACTTTGAAAATGAGTACATTTTCCTGGATAACTAATATTAAGTTTTACTTTTGGTTCTGTTAATTCGTATGAATAACTCAATTCTGGATTATACCATTTTGGGTCAGTACTAACGTGTATTGTGTTAAATAAATCGCCTAAATTTTCATTTACAAAATTATTTGTAACCTGTCCGTTTTCGTAGGTATCTCCTTCTGCAAGTGTTAGAGAAGTTTCGACTGACGCGCGTTTGAATGGTTCCCACGGTATTTCGCTCGACCCTTTATATATAATTGGGTAAATAATATCATCGTAAGTATTGCCTATAACTTGGTTTGTATTTCTAACTCCTGTTATATTAGTCGGACTATTTAAAGTTAATATACCAGTACCAACAGCATTAGCTTTGTTATACAGAAGACAATCTTTTACCGTATAAGTACCAGCTTCAAGAGTGAATAATGTTGGTGCGTAGTCACCAAAATTTCCTAAAAACCAAACGTTTCCAGCTACTCCTGTCGCCGTACCTTTTCTAAAATATGAACCATCTTTTCTCTTTGTGTACGTTACACCTTCACCAGTTTTTTTATTAATCCCATTGCTTAAATCTAACAAATTTCTACTATGAGAAACGATTTCACTAATCTCAACATTCTCAATCTCCATAGGATAATCAGGATTAGGCGCTGGTTTACCACCTGTGAATGGTTCCCATGTTCCGTCTCCGTCTTGGTATAGCATAGGCTTGATAGTACCCGTTTTAATTTGTCCACCAACATAACCAACAAATAAAGGTTTATATTTCTTTATTTTGCTTACTGTTTCACTTGATAAAGAAAGCTCTGCCGTATTTCCACCATTTATAAGCGATATAGTTGTAACATAAGCTCCGTTTTCATCTGCAAAATCAATATAACAACAAGGATAAGTTGAAGCTTCTACCAACAAAAATAATTTACCCACTTTTAACTGAAATGGAATATCTGTATAAGGTGTATCAGATTCATACCTTTTACTTAATGTCCCACTTCCACTAATAGTAAAACTTCCATCACCATTATTTGTAACAGTCGCTCCACCAATCGTTTTTGTTGGTAACTTGCTTGCATCAAACAACTGATATCCTTGTGTAGTTTGTTGTACGGTTTTGCCTTGTACTTCTAATATTTGTACACCACAATCTGATGTTTCGCCACTGAATGTACTTCCAGTTTGTGTAACACCATTGATAGAGTTATCTGTTCCAACTACCCATTCTCCGCCTCCATTTAAAAAGCGTTTACTAGCGTTTTCGTCACTAGGCAACATAGGCATAAGTCCGTTAGAAGTTTTTGATACAACTTCATAGACAGTGTTTGTATCTTCCCATGGAACTTGAACATATGCATTTCCGTCTGTATCTGTTTTAATGGGGTAAAACTTTCCGTTTTGCTTATATCCAGTTTTAATACCACCTAAAGCATTATCAGTTGCTTTTGGAAGTTGATATTCTTCCCATGGAACATTGACATAAATATTTCCTTTTGTGTCTTTTGTGATTGGATAATTTCTTCCGTTTTGTGTATATCCTAAAAGAACACCACCTAATTCTGTAGAACTAGCAACTGGCAATACATATTTGTTTGCTCCCTCTTCAATTCCTTCTAATTTTTCTCTTTCTTCTTGCGTAAAACATATATCGCAATTCACACGAACCAATGAATCTCCGTTAAACACAAATAATTTTCCATCATCTGTTAAATAAGCATGGTCTTTATCAGGGTTTGTAATAGATTGTTCGTCCGTTACTGTAATAAGCCAAAATTCACACGCATCACCCATCATAGGTATGTGTACTTTATAGCTTTTTTTACATACTCGTGGATTTAGACTCATTGTTCGTCTCCTTTCATTTCGGCTTTAAGGATATCGCCAAAACAAGCACTGCATTCCGTGATTGTTACACCTAGAAATTGCGATAATGCCTTGATAAACATTTTGTTAATCTGCAGATATAAAGAAAATAATTCTTCGTCTTTATCGCTTGCCTGATATGCTTCAAAAGTTGTGTACATAGCGTATGACAAGTGTTTTATCACACACCAATATTCCTTATTGCCTTTTTCTCCATAAAGCCTGTACAAATAAAGCATGAGTTCTCTACGTGTCTGAGCTTGTGTTTCTAAATCTTCTTTAAGCTCGTTGATTATTTCCATTTGATCAGAAATTTGTTCATCCTCAATCATGCCATTTTCTATTTCAGATACACGCTTTTCTAGTAGTGTTTTCGTATGTAATTCGGTATTTCCTACTTGTGTGAAAGCACGTATCAAATCTTCGGCTATACTGTCGCTAGAGTGTTTATTCTGCACTTTTAAGCCTCCTTTTATACATGGCTATATCTTTTCGCATTTGGTCTTGTTTATGTTTTCTTTCCTTGTCAAATTCCTTGCTACGATATTTCAAAAAAGCGATTGCAGTTTGATAATCGTTAGGATGATTTTTCAAGTGAAGTTCCATTTTTTCAAGTCTGTTCATATGCGTTTTTCCTACAATAAAATTATATAATGGATTTTAAAATAGTGAGTTTTCGCAAACTATCGATTGCAATGTGAATACTTCATATAGTTGATAATCTTCACATCAAAATCTCCATTGCCTACCACTTGCACTTCTTTATAACCAGGTTCTAAAATTTGGTTTCTTTCGGCTTCGTTCATATATCCAGTTGCAAGAAGTACATCATAATGTGCAGTTCCTTTGTTTGGATAAACACCATTTCCAGTAATCCAAGCTCCATTAAACTGAGATTGGAAATAAGGTGTTAAATCGATTCCATCAATCAGAATCTGAAAAGAAGTTGCACTTGCATTTTCGATAACGATTTGAAACTCGTATCGGTTGTAATAAATCAAGTCTTGGGAAACACTGATACCAAGCGTGGCTGGACTGTTTGCAGAACCATGACCAGTCAATTCATATCCGTACATATCGACACTTTGATTTCTACGTTGTACAGAACTGTATCGTTGCTTCTGTTTAAGCTCGTATACGTTTTCTGCAAGGATATTTATGGCTCTGCTATATTCATCCATCATGATTCTTGTTTCCCCTCTCTATCAACTCGTAAGAACTTCTCAAGGGTAAGTTCTCCAGTGGTTGTTCCATCGGTATTGATGTTTCGTTCCATTTTTACGATGTAATACCAATCATCTTCTTCTATGAGCTTACGCATATAGTTTGCGCATTCCTCGATATGGAATTTTTTCATATCGTAAATAAAACGAATCTTATCACCTACATTGATATCACTAGGTAATTCTTCTGTTTTAACAGTGATTTGATATTTTCTACGAGCATAGATTAGTTTTTTGATCGTAGCATCGTACACTGCCTTGGCACATTTGATTCTGTCCTCATCGGTAATGTTCTTAACACCATTTCCTGATTCAGGATTGTATGTTCCTTGCCAAAACTCAGGTTTTACACGCAACCAACCTAAGATATTGGCAGTCGATATAGAAGTAACTGTGCAATATGGTTGAGGTTGATTCTGCCCAAAGAATTGAGCAGTACCATTTCCGTTATCAGAAACAAACATAGCTACGTGAGAATAAGGTGTATCTCCAGCTTTATTAAAGACTGCCCAATCTCCAAACTGAGGTGTACTTGGGTAATCAAAATACGCATCATATCCTAGGGATTGTCTGTTAAACCAAATATTCCACGCATATCCATCTCCACCAATGGCTCTCGATGGATTAGGATAACCAATGATTTCAAGGCATTTTTTGAATGTGTCAACACATTGATAAGGTTGTTCAGGTGGAACTCCATCCATATCGATAGATTGTCCATTATAATCATCTATAAAAGCTTGAGGAGACCAATTACCACTTCCTACTGGTTCTTCCCCATCTTCTACATCTTCTTCCAATGAGAATGGGTTTAAATCGTCAAAAGAAAACGTTCCCTCAATAAACAATCCACTTTCCATTGCAACGGATTCTGTATCAATAACTGCATATTCCAATTGGTTGTTTGGTGCCAGTTTTGGATAATCGATATAGTTATAATCACGTTCGTTATTGATATTGTTACGAATAATCACAACTGGAAAGTTAGGGTCTTGCAAGGATGTATCGTTATATACCTCTCTCAAAGATAATGAGGACATTCCACTGTCTGATTTATTCGCATACACTGTTGCCAAGTTGATAACGTTCGACCAATCCTCGTTGATTTCAGGTTCTTCTAAGATATGTATATTGGTTTTGCCACTTGGTCTTAAAGAAACAGTGTAATTTTTCTTCTCTCCAAAAACACCTACTTCAATTCGTTTATCCTTGGTTAAAGGAACTCGCCAAAATAAATCAGGTGTTAATTCACACGTTCTTGTTAAGGCACTGAGCTTATCTTGCCTTGAATACACATAATCGATGACTTCTTGAGATGCTTTTTCGTCAAAGCTCATAATCCATTCATTTGAATATTTCATCTCGTCATCTTCATATATCTGAGGTATCGTCTTATCTTTCGTGGCATAGTTTGTAGGCACTTGTCTGTATTCCCATTCCTTGATGACATGAGAACAAGAAATACTTAATACACCAGTATTTGTGTTCACGTTTACAGACTGTGTATTGGAATAGAAGATGGCATTTTCTGTATAAATACGAATTTCTTTTCTTCCTCTCAAATAAGGAAGTAATTCGGCTACTCCATCAATGTCTATCGTAGGTGTAGACATCATTTCGTTAGACATAGATATATTTGATAAGGATAATTGAAAACGTTTCTTTACATTGCCAAATTCTAGGATTTCAAAATAAGGTATCATTAGTTACCTACCTTTCCTTGTCCAACCCAGTTGTTATTTTTTCTTATCCTCGATGTTCCTTGATTGATTTGTCCTGTTTCACTGCCACTCATGATTGATTTATCTTCCCATTGTCCTGATTTACGAATGTGGAAGAATCCACTTGGTCTATTTAAAGAATTCCATTGTTTTGCTTTACGAATTGCCCAAGGCTTAAATTCAGGAATAATCTGTTGAATGGAATATATATTTTCATGTGGTAAAGTTGCATCTTCGCCTTTTAATTCGATTTTTACGTGCGTTGTGTCTGTTGGAAGTTGAAAAAACCCACTCCATTGACTTTGTTGTGCAACTGTATGCCAATTGGCTCTATAACATAAAGGTGCTCCCCCAGCGTGCGAGAAAATCTTTTGATTATAAATTTGGCTCCATGACTGTTGATTGTTGTTAGAAGTTGAAATAATCAAAATGTAATCATATGTTCCACCATAAGGAACATAATAACGATTGGCTATATAGCTTTGATAATCAGAAACGGCATATCCAACTAAGTTTAATTTAAAAGTTACGCCATAACTTCCATTGTCTGCAAACTCAACGCCATAACCATATCCGTTGTTATGAGCTTCTGTTAATGGTGCTCCAAAAGGGCCAGTTGCGCTAGGGTCTCCCCCTAGCACAACATTTGCATAAGGACCTGTATTATCATATGCACCCCAAAATGTGTTCCATGCCATTAGATACCACCTACTAAATCGTTTTCTGTCTTGCCATTGTTTGTTCTAATATATGAATTTCCGTCTGGTGTGCCACCAAATACATTGATGTTTCCAGTTGCAATATTTCTATTGTTTACCATTTTTCCGTCCAAAATATCTCCACTAGAACTCCATGCACCACTGTTTTTTAAGTTTGTAAGCAATTTAACTAATGCGTTTTTGATTTTTGCAATATCGCCATTTTCACTATTTAAACCATTCTGCAAAGCATGAATGGCATCCCATATTTCTTGTATCTCTTCCCAAATCAATTCGATTTGTTCCCACTGTCCACAATCTGAACAAGCCAACATATCCATTACGTGCATAACATTTTTTGCTAAATCTTCAATTGGTTGATTTGGTTTGCAAGGGTCATAGGCTTGTGCTTTTTCTGCCATTCCACCAACCAAACAATCAATAGCATTATGAATATCTGTGCAATTCTTTCTGCCTTTGTTCATCAATCCTTGATTGGCTTCTAGGTTTGCACACATCGTATCTATTACACCTTTTATAACAAATTCAGGTGCATAGGATTGTAAGTCCTCGCAAGCTTTACATATATCTTTATCTACAACTGCCATAAGCTACCTCCTAGCACGTTGGAACGTTATCCACGTTATTATTTTTGAATTGAACGTATAAGTTTGTTTCATCATCCACTACCCAGTCATTGTAGATAGATAAGAACTGAATCCAATCTGTACTCTGACCTGTTCCCAATGTTCCTGATAAATTCAAGTCCACTGTACGATTGATAGCTTCTGAGATATTTCCTTGTACACTTTCTCGTTGATAGATGACCTCTCCACTAGAATTTGGAACACGAATTGTAATGCTTGGTTTAGATGCAGGAACAACACTTGTTGCCGTATATGTGAACGTACCGACAGTTACACTACGTATATGCCATGAAATTTGTTTATTTTCGCCAACCGACATACAGAAATCGGCTTTTCCAGTAACAACTCCATCTCCTACTTTTTCAGTTTGTTCAAGGTTATTCCAATCAGAATATCTGAATACCCAATCTCCGTTACGAGCGACAGAAACAGATAACCCTCTTGTCTCTTGTCGAATCTCATATTTTGCATTGATAGCCAAATTCATAAGCAACATATTCTGCAAACTATTCCAAAGTCCACAGATAGCACAAATGATAGCTTCGTTCATGTTGTACTGATTGGGTAAAAACTGTTCCATGAACTCTTTCCATTTGCAGACATCATATGCAGGTAACTCTTCGATATTTCCTAATATCAAACAGTCGTTTGCAGTCTTTAGATCATCGCAAGTGTTATTGCCACTTTCAGGATTGAATCCAGTGTTATTACCTAATGAATTACAGACTGCATCGGTTACACCATTTTCATAGAATTCTGCACTTTCTTCTTGTAGTTTTATACAAGGTGAACAATATTCTTCTGCCATACACATTCCTTTCTAGTACGTTATTTCATCTACATAGATATAAACGCTCGCCATTTCACAACATGAATTCTTTACGATTGCGTTATTCATGCCGTGTTTTACAGTGAATAGGAAATCATCCAATATTTCTACATTGTTCAAATCGACTTCTTCAAATGGGCAACAATCGCCTTTTGAATACATGACTGAGCCACTTCTATCTATCGTGATTGTTCCGTCATAATCACCTATCAAACGGATGCGATTTCCGTTAATACTAATTTCAGGGTTTTGAAATTTACCCTCGATACGAATATCAATATTCGTTGTGTCTAAGATAGTTCCTGAATAGAACTGTCCTGCTATCGTCGATTTACATACATCGGCTTTATAGATTTTCTTTCCGTATGAATCCTCGCCAAAGAATTCTTCTGAACGCTTGCAGTCATATACAAGCAGGAATGATTCTCCACAACGCATGAATTCATCTAAGATATTTCGACCGACTACACATAAAGAATTTTCTTTTACCAAATCATCGCAATGGCACAAACAAGATGCACAATCTTCTTCCATTGGCTTTACGCAGTTCACACAACAATCGCCACAATTTGTATCGTCTCTAAAGTCATAGCACTCTAGGAAGTTACACGTACTGTATGGAATCAGATACGTTCTTCTAGGGTCTGCAATGTGCCATACTCCCTCATACAGTTTCAACTCTATATCAAAGGATATATGCCCTTTGAACTTGTAGTAATCGTCTGAGAAGTCCGTTACATAGGCAAATGCCCATAAAATCTTGTTATCTTCAATTGCCCATATGCGACCAGCTTTAATCAAGTTGAGTTTGATAAAATCTTTGAGGTATTTCCTCTCTTCTCTTCTATATTTTCGATAGTCAATGTTAATGGTCATGCTCAAGTCTCCCTCAGTTAAAAACTGTTGGAAGGACTTGAAATTTACATAGCTACCATGACCATAGGAATACTCTTCTGTTTCGGTCTTTGTGCTTTGTTTGTAACTCGCTTCACTAATCACATCTGTAGAATCAAAGACCAAATCATTGAATTGAACATATTGTCTTACAGGGTTAAAGTTTTCACAGTTTCCAAACATTTTAATATGCCAATCCTTTCATAAATCTATTTGCTTTTAATCGTTGCTTTCGTTCGTTTCCACCATTGATCGTGATACTTCTATCTCCATAGTTATAGTTAGAAGTATTGTTCACAATGTGGTTGTAAGTCGCTTGCATCGAATTATTTCCTTGCGATGACATCAAGCCTTTGAAAGCACCTTTGAAGTCCATATCATTGATTTTTTTCAAGAAGGACACTCCAATGCCTTTTACTGCATTTCTTCGCACCACGAACTCTCCAGGTGTCAACATAGCAGGAATAGTATCTGTTCCTCTTCTTGCAAATCCACCTTTAGCAAAATATCCAGTTGGAACTTCTCCACCTCGTGAATCACGTTCTACATTGATGTTTGGTGTTTCCAAGTTCGATACTGCATTGTTGAATGCATTTGCAAAGGAATTTCCTAAATTCGCACCTGCACTTGAGAACCTCGAAGCGTACGCATTTAAACCTGAAATCGCAGTTGACATTGCACTTGGAAGATTCGCTACTGCCGTTCTAAATCCACTGACAACCTGATTCCCATACTGTGTACCAACTGGTGTGAAGTCTTTCTTGCCTAACTCGGCAATCATGGTATCGATATAAGCTACGCATTGTCCTGTTACATCGGCTTCTTCAAAACCTGTATACAATGAATTTCCCCAAGTTGTACCAACAGTTAAGAACTGTTCGTCCATGCCTTGCAATCTCGTTAATAACTCTTGGAATTTAGCTATCAAAGCATCGACCTGAGCAGTGACATTCTGTGCATTTTCTACACTGGATAGATTAGCAAGATTTGTAATGACTGTACCAATCTGTGAAATGATACTGTTTATGGTTTCAAAGTTGATTTGAGCTTGACTGATAGACTGCATCTTGCTCACGATGGTGCTAAACGTATCTACAACTTCTTCCAACTGAGCTAGTTTTTCTGTGTCAATTTCGACTGCTCCATAACCACTGACTGTTCCACCTAATGCAGTTAACATCGAATTAATGTTCATTCTCAATGTTTTGAAGTCTACATCCATATTTGAGAATGTATCCATCAAGGATTTGCAAGTTGTAACCAAATTAATCATGCCATTCAGTGCATCGATAACATTCTGAATTGTATCTGCACTCATGAAGTTTTCCATATTGTAGCCAACACGTGTTTCACCACTTGGCATTAAATCTTCATTGATTTTACCTAACAAATCAGAAATGCTCTTGATAGCACTTCCAAAATCTTCTACATTGATTGGATTTTCAGTTGCTACCTTAATAAGCTCATTGACTTTAGGGAAAATCTGTAACAAGTTGTCTAAGACACCGATTATGTTTTCGGCATTCTCAGATGTTAAAGAAGTGCCTAATCGAACATCAGGAAATTGAACATCTTTCAACTGTTCTAAGACAGTAGATACTTTTGTAATCGTGGTTGTAAGTTTTTCGACATCGACATCAGGAATTTCTTTTGATCCAAATGCACTCAGTTTATCTGTTAACTGTGATAAAGCATCTATATTTTCGGCAATGGAAGTTACATTATCCGTATTCATGTTTTCAATATTGACTGTTGGTAAAGGCATGACTGACTGTAAAGCTTGCAAGATTTCCTTAACGGCTTTCAGGTTCTTCTCGATTGAATCTCCATCCAATGTTCCAACTTCTTGAATTCCCTCAAGAGCTTTTACAACATCCAGTAACTGATTCAAGTTAGAACTTGCTTGTGCAATGTTGCCCTCATCAATTTTCTGTGTTGCCAGCTTTCCAATCGCTCCAAAGAATCCACCTGACCATCCAGTTAAATCATCGAGTGCATCGGTAACTGTTTTCATGTTCTTCGATACACCTTTGGAATCGATTTCTATATTTCCAAACTTTTCAAGAGCAGTACCTATATCCATGACACTGTCTGCCATTGCATAAATAGATTGACTAACGGCATAAAGAATACCTGCTAATCCTAAGGTGAATATTCCACCAAGAACCATGATGATACCACCAAGTCCACTGCCCAAACTAGCCAAGCCACCTAATGCACCGACTACAACTCCTATGCCACCAATAGCAATTGCCATATTTGCCATTTTGGATGCGAAGTTTCCAATATCATCAGGAACTTTCTTATTCACTTCTCCAATGGCTTCTGCAAGCACATATAAAGCTCCTCCTGCACCTATCAAAGAAACAATTCCAGTTAATTGTGTTTTTGGATCAACTGTCTTTGACATATTGCTCATGATTTTAGTAACACCAATCATTGCACCCATCGTTGCTCCTAGAGTAGCGAGTTTGGGAATCAACTTGCTCAAATCATCAGGAATCTTATTATTCAATTGATTGATAGCTTCGACATACAACATCATGTTTCCTGCCATCAACGCAAGTTGAGCCTGATTTCCTAGTTTGGTATAGAATGCGCCTTTATCAAAAGTAGTGGTTGCCTTACCTAGAGAATCTGTAACGGATTTGTTTTTATTACTGTTTTGGAAGATAGAGAACAGTGAAGAACCTTTCTTAGTAAAGTTTGCAAATTTACCTTTAGAACCAAACCATTCTGCTAGTTGAGCTACTTTGCTAATTGTTCCCCCACCAAAGGAAAGAACACCACCTAAAACTCTTAATCCGTAGGCTAACGTGATATATCCACCTGCTAATCTTCCTAAACCACGTGATATATCGCCACCACCAACAAAACTAGCGAATCCTTTGAATGCATCATAGACTTCTTTTACTAAGTCCACGACACCCTCAAGAACTGGTTTAAAGTCTTTCAATCCGTCTGTGAAATCACCGAAATCAAATTTTGACAATTCGTTTTGAACTGCATTGAATTTATCTATGATAAAGTCTAAGAATTCACCGATTGGCTCTCGATTTTCGTTGATAAAATTAGAAACTCCATACATGGAATCACGCATGAAATTACCAAATTTAGCGATATTCTCAGGAATACTTCCATACCCTAAAGATTCTACAGTATCGTTGATAGACTGAATGATTGAAGCCCATCCTTTTTCAATCTGTGTCTTTGCTACTGTCAAAGATGAGCCAATGCTTTTTAGTGCGTTTTCCTTAGCTAATTCATTTAAGGCACGCATCGTAGCATTACCATTTTCGTTTAACTCAATCAATGCATCCGTAAACTGTTCGATTGAGATTTCACCCTCACCAAGTGCAGTTTTAAATGCACCCATGTTTTCAGATGAGTAACCTAGCATTTCGGCTACCTGAGCTAACGCAGGAGACATACCTGCATCGGTTAATGACAAGTACGTACGAGCATCCAATTTACCAGTACCCATTGCCTGTGAGAACTGTGTAATCGCTCTGTTGGCTTGTTCTTGTGAACCACCAAAGGCAATAACTGAGTTATTCAATGCATCAAAGATACGTACTGCTTTAGGCAAATCACTAGTGATTGAACTAATCATGGTAACTGACTGCATGGCATCGTTCAATGTTGTAGGAAGTCCTAAAATACGATTTTCCAAATCGTCCATTGAAGCATCGACAACACTTGTGTCAAATTTCATAGCTTGGAATGTTCGTCTTGAGTTGGCAATCGTGTCCATACGATTAATAGCACCTGAGAACGATGTTTCAATCGCATTCATAAATCCACTAGTCATGCCATACAAGGCACTATATCCAACACCTTGAACTAAGAAATGTCCTAGACCACCTAATGGATTGTTAGAAAAGTTGCTTGCTAGATTGGTCATGGAACTACCGATCTTACTCATACTGTTTCCAAACTTTTGAATTCTTTGTGCTACGCTCGCAATGTTATTCAATTGCGACATGACCTGTTGATAATCTTCTAGCCTTAACTCAAGGTCTATCCTATCGCTTTCAAGTTGTGCAGACTTCCTTGTTAATTCATCCAGTTCCTTTTGGATTTTATCGGCATCGCCAAAATCGGCTTGTAAATCGAGTTTCTTTTTATTTAAAGAATCGATTTGCTTACTGATTTTTTTGTATTCGTTGTAAACATCCTGAAGCTCTCGTTTATCTTGCGTTAGAACTGCTTTCTGTCCTTGCAATAAAGATGATTGTTTCGTTAATTGAGATACCCAAGTGCTTTTTACATCGTCTGATAAAATATCTGAATAACGTATCTGAGCCTTTTGGTTACGGATATTTGCTAAAGCACGATCAATTTCTTCAATCTGACTTTTGATTCTTTGAAAAGACTGTGCATCGGATTCCAAAGTAATCTTTCGATTGTTTAATTCCTTTAACTGAGAATCTAGTTTTGTTATATCCGACTTAACTTTTGTTAGATTCTTGGCTTGGAGGTCAACCTGAACTTTTTGTTTGTTTAGAGCTTTTATCTGTTGCTGAGCAGTTTTCGTATCTAATATCAGTTCTGCACCGACTCTAGGTTGAGACATTTTCTTCCTCCAATTCTTTTCTTGAATAGAATTTCACGGCATACCTACTGACCCTTGGTATTTTCTTTTTAGCCGTTCGGTTATAGCTCTCAATTTCTGAGTATGCTTTTTCTTGTGCCTCGTTTCGATATATTCCGTATGCAACTAATAATTCAGAAACACCCCAACGATCAAGAATATTATTGGGGCGAATTTTCAATATTTTGGCAACATAATGAGCCATAAAAGAGTAGATATTCAAGTCTGCATCGTAGGTTTTTCGGTTATCGGTTTGATTACCACTCTCCTTTTCTGTTAATATCCAAAAACTGTTTCTGTTTCGTTGAAGATTTCAGGGTTGTTAACGATTGTTGCGTATAACGCATTTAACACAGAACCAGGTAGCATATGGTCTGCTAAAACATCATCGATATTCAGTAATGTTTTTACGAAATCATAGATAGCTTGTTGACCTTGTTCTCCTGCCTGATTGTAAACATGAATCATTTCAATGTTTGCCTGCGCTTTCATGACTTCAATTTCATCTTCTAACTGTTTATTTGGTTGAGAAAGAGTAATCTGTCCATCATCATCCTTTGTATACTCTGCACCTACTTGTTTAAGCATTTCTTCAATCTGACTATTACGAGTATCTACAACATTTGTTAGAGCCGTGATAATCGGATAAATGCCTAAAGCCGATTCGACAAGTAACATATCTTTTCTAGGATTGATGTGAATATCTTCAAAATCGATGGTAAACATGATGTATTTACCTACTTTTTTAGCGTTTTTTGGGTACGCTTGAAGTTCTCCTTCTTCAAATCGAAACTTAATTTGGTAATCAACCTTTTTGACTTCCGTTTTATTTGCATCGCCTACGACTGCGAGATTACCGTTATTTAAAACAGCATGAGGTGTATCATCCTCTCTCGCTTTTTCAAGACTTTTATTAATATCTAACCAATCATTGATTGTAAATTTGTCCATTATATTGCCTCCTTAGTTTGTATCGGTTTACAGGTATTCGCCTGTGCGATTGTGTTTCATAACATGGAAGAAACTTCCATCCACATCACGTTGTACACTGACTGTGAATGAGAATTCGCTATCACTGTTATTGATTGTCTGTGGGAATGAAGTAATCAATACGTTTGGATATTCATGTACTTCAAACACACCATCAGATTGAACTTTTGAGTAAGACATCTGAACTCGTCTTTCGTTGATTCCGTTTTCTGTTGCTACGAAAGATTCAACTTCAGAAGCACGAGGATAAGAGATAATTACTGTCTTACCTACTAATTCTTTATTGAAATATAGATATGAACCCTCGAAATCTACATTTGGGTTTAGTTTTGAGTTCACAACTTGGAACTGTCTTTCATCCAAATTCATCAAATTAGGGTGTTCAATGCGAGTTAAGATTGCATCATTTACGTTACAAGCATCGGCTAATGAAGCGTAAGTGAAACCACATTTTTCAATGTATGCATCGGCAAGTTGTACTTCTCCATATCCCTCGTGGTCTGTTGATTCGTTAACAGTTGCTTCAATTGTCGCAATGTAATAACCATCTGTTTTTTCTGTTCTCTGCATCAATGGGTTTAGCATAAGAACGTTTGGTGTCCATGTAGAAGCAGTGATTGTACGTTCAACAGTCGTTGTTGAAGTGTCGTATTTAGCCCCTAAACACATTTCTTCCAATGCATCGATCGTGTCATCTCCCTCGATACCAGTTAAGCATCCAAGTTTAACAACTTCGTTATTTGCTAAATCATCGATATCTTCAAAGAATGAGATTGAAGACATACCTACCATATATCCTGTTTCTCCTGCACTTGTTGAAGATACTTCAACTTTCAAACGGATACCCTGAGTAGTTGCAGTCCATCCCTCTCCCTCTGTTTCTTCAGGAGCTTTTGCCAAGTCAACAGTAATTGGTTGATAACCTTCATGAGCAACAGATACAGTCTGTTTATAAACATCGGCATTTGTCATTGTACTGTCTTTGATATCTGCGATAGTTACAGCTAATGCATAATCTCCTGCGGCTGGGAAGTCGATATACATGAACATAACACCTGCAGAAAATAAGATAGCGTTTGTAGATTTTGCGAATGTTGCACTAGCCGTATGTGTGTAGTTAGAATCTGAACCAGTATTGTTTGTGTTAATCATCAATGTTCCTGAGTTTTTACATCCAAAGGATTCACAAACGTTAATCATGTCCTGAGGAACTGCCAAACGTGAATAAACTGGTGCAGTAGAACCTACATATGCAACATAGTTTTTTGTATTGATTTTTACACAAGAATCAATATCACGGCTTAAGTTAAATGTAACTTCTGCAGTCGTTTTATCTAGCTTGTTATAACCAACTTTGTTTGCTACGATTCGATTGATGTTACACTTTGACATTAGGCTTGTCCTCCTTTATTCTTTGCAATAACACGTGTCATGGCTTTTTCTGCTTTGTAACCACCATGTGCATTCAAAACGGACAACTTACGCTGGATAAAAGCGTTAACATCGGTTTTCTTAGTTGTTTTTTTGATAGCCATACTTTTCTCCTTTATTTGAATTTTTGTATTGCCCTTTCTACGAATGGGTCTCCACTCGTTGCTTTTGCCTTTTTTGCAAATACATCCTTTTCATCATCCACCCAATGCAGGGCTTTTTTTCTTTTAGGACGTACTTCTTTTCTTCCTTTCCAATACGCATTGGAATAATCAAATCCTGCCTTAGCTTTCAGTTGGTTTTGATCAATTCCAACGAAATACCTTGTATCGGATATCTTTTCTTTACACATACAACTTTTTAACGTTCCCTCTTTGCTATGGATTTCATTTCCCATAGTCTCTTTGAACTGTTCGGCTAGATCATCGAACTGTCCTTGAACTGCATCGATGCAAGCCTTAAGCAAATCAGTCTCGTTTGACAAAAGGGTGTATCTCCTCATTGTTGTACGTGTAATGGTAATCTAATAAGAATTGTCCTTCCTTTTCGTTGACTTCGTATTCTCGATTTAAAACGAATACCATAACTCTGCCACTTGGAAGAATCATTCTTTTTGTATATGAAATAGTGTTGGAAACTCGAATTCTTGTACCACAAACTGGACATCCAGTTTTTTTTCGTTCGCCTTTTTCGCCTAAAAACTTAACAATCATACAACCATCCCTAAAAATCTATAACTTCTTCCACAAAGGGAAATTGTTTCCAATTGTCTTTGGTATGCAATCAACAATGTTCGTTGGATATATTCTTCTATCGTATCAGGTTCAACTGGTGCTTTATTTTCTGTTTCATCCTCGCAAGTATCACAGTTACAATCACATTGGTTGTATGCAATGAGATGTTGCAGGTAATCACAGAACACTGGAACAAGACACTGAGGTAAAAGTTCATATCCTGCCGTGTAACGAACAATGATTTTATGCAGTTTCTTACAACTACAAATATCGTTGATACCATAAGGCGATAAGTCGATATATAGCTTATTTTCGTACGCATTGAACGAGAAATCCTCGTCTGCAAGCTCTATCTCTTCAAAATGGATTCCATCTCGTGTTTGTAAAATAATTTGGATTGTTTCAGATTTGATTTCTTTATAGTAAAGATTGGTAATCATCAATCCACCATCGCAATGACAAGAACGTATGAAATCCACATCGAAGATCTCCTCTCTATCACTAGAGAGGAAAGTCTCGCATGAACTGTTTTTCCAACACGTTATAGAACTGATTAAATCGACCAATTGCATGACATTCTTTTTAAACGAATCATCGTTTTTATCAGATTGTCTGATGCAATCGCAACTTGTTTGTAGTTGTTCGTAGATTGTTTCAAACATTATTCAGCTGCAATGTTAATTGGAACGATTGTCTGAGGTTTAATCAAAGCATCCAAACCATCCAAAGTAGCACCCATACAATTTGAACTTAATGGAATGTCTGTGATAACGGCTAATCGGTTAGGGTTTGTTCCAAATACTGCACCAAAGTTGTAGTAGAACGTACATTCAGTAGCACATCCGTCACTTGGAGTATCAGTAGTTGCAATAGTACGGCGAATGAAATCTTCACCTGGGCTTAATGTAGTTCCCATTACAACACCAGTTGAACCGCCGTCTAACATCCATACATCACCAGTCCCCTTAGCTACATCTACTGGAACTGTCTTGTCTTGGATGAATCTATGTCCCATGAAACGCAATTCTCCGTTTACACGAGTCCAATTTTTAGGCAATTCTCCGTTGAATTTTCCAGGAACTACTACTGAATCAATAGCCTGGTATGTCAATGGATGAACCGCAAAGATAATGTCATAGTTTGCGTTAGTTCCACCTACAACAGATAAACGGCAACCTAATGAATCAAAAGCGGCCAAGATATTCTGTCCTAAGATTTTGATAACTGTTTTATCTTCGACAACTTCCAACAATCCGTGGAATGGCTTCAATACAGAAGTACCAGTTGCAGAAGTACCATTGATGATGTTATAAGAACTGAAATAAACCATGCTTAAACGTGCCATGCGGTCACGAGCTTGTTTTACTGTTTCACCCTGACGAGCAAAATAACCAGTTAAATCATTTGATCCAAAACGTTTTTTGCTCCATACAAGGTTTTCTAAGATTTTGTCGCAATCTTTCAAACACAACAGTTTCAATGGAACTTCTGAACCACATTTAGCTAAATCAAGTGGTGTCCAGCAACATTCATTTTGAGTATCTTCGGGTAAAGTAGTACCTACTTCCCAAGGAAGTACGATATTCAAGTTACCGCTCGTATCTCTGTGAATCTGTGCACTTCCATTGTTGAAAGCACCTTGGATTTGACGAGAACGTGCGGTGCTCATCAACCACTGAACCAATGGGAAATTATTTTGGAAATCGTTTGCTAACTGATTCTGTGAAAAATCAGGTGCCATACCGATTTCTCCAATATTGCTAAGTTTAGCGAAATCGACAATATCAACTGAATTGTTTTCTAAAACACTTGTTTCGAATGTAGGCATTATTTGTCTCCTTTCTTAGGTTCAAGATTTCCTAAAAATCCAAATTCAGGATTTACAGTTAGTTCTTCCTTTTTAGAAGTTTCTGTTCCGTTCATTAATTTTTCTAAACGACTTAGAACATCTTCAACCTGTGAATTTAATTTCTCCTCTTTTTCTGCCTCTTTTTTATCGTCTACTTTTGCTTCTTTTGCTTGTAATTCTGCGATTTTTTCTTTCAATTCCTTGTTTTCGTTTTCCAAAGTCTCGAATTTTTCCATGAAACTTTCAAGAATTGTTAATTGATCGCTAGATAATTCGATTTTTTCTTCCGTAACTTCTTTTTCTTCAGGCTTTTCAGTATTCAAATCTTCTTTTGGTTGAATATCTTCTTTTTTACCTGATAACAAATCTTTTAAATTCATTTCATCTTCTCCTTCTATGGTTAGATTTACGTTTGTACTGTCGACATTGGCAGGATTTCCAACAACGGAGAATCCTTGAATATCGATTTCTTGTATGCAAGGAAATCCAAGTGCAAATGACTTTCTCCAATCCATCCTTGTTGCCATTTCAACACTGACAGACAAAGGGATTTCCTGATTTTTTAAATCTTGTACGATATGCAGTGAATCATTTAAATGAGCACGTACATTCAACGCTTGTCTTCCGTCTTCCAAATCCACGATTTCTAAGTCTTGTTTTGTCCAAGTTCCTAGATTTAATGGCAAAGAGAATAAGTGAATATGTGCCAAAGAGATATATCCTACATAATCATCAGGGAGATTGTTATAAAACTTCTGTATCGCCCCTTTTTCGATAAATAGACGGACATCTTCGCCACCCTCGTACATAATTGCCCCCTCGTTTAACAAGCGTGTTGGCTTGTCCTCTAGGAACGCAGAATTTGTAACGGATAACATTACGTTCTTTTCATTTAGTGATTCTAGGTTGATGGATTCATCGATGTTCTGCTTTGCTTTTTTACGAACATCCAAACTTTTTTTAATGTTTTTTACGATAGTTGGTACTGGCATTACTCGATTACCTCCAACGGATTGTAGGCAAGTTTTTTAACTCGCCCTCCACACTGCTTACATAATTCAACTTTGTATGGAATATTATTTGCCTTAAGCGAATCTTCCATCGCTTTTGAATAAGGCTTTTTAAACACGCAACCTCGAATTGATTTTTGGAACAATTCGTCTTCAGGAAGCTCATATTCCACACCTGGATCAAGGACAATATAGGAATATTTTGTGATTCCTTTTTCACGATAGACTACATCCACTTGAGTACGTTCTTTGATTGCATCGTGAAGTTTAAACGTTGCTATCTTTTTTGCTTGTGCCACGTTTTGCCTTCTTCTCTACTGGTTTTAATTTGTACTCTTTGTTTTGTCCTCTCAGATATGCAAGTCTTTCCTTTTCAGTGGCAAACCACTTAACTTCTTTTTGTTTGTCCATATCTAGCAAAGCTTTAAATCTTTGCAATCATAATCAGTAGTGGATGTTGTCTGTGTAGCCAATCGTTCAACCTGCTTAACATTTTCAAACAAAATAGTTCTAGCCATTACATCAGTAGCAAGTGGAGTTGGTTTTGCCATGTTCGTTTTGTCATAATACGTGAAACCAATAGCATCTCCTTGTCCGTTCAAATAAGATTGGTACATTGCCCAAAAGTTTTGAGCTTGCTCATCTTCCAATATAATAACTTCAGAAGTCGTTTGTACAGTGTCTGCTTGTGCGGAAACTTCAGGTTTTAAAGTGATTTTCACATCGAATGTTCTTTTGTTAGTTGCCATGTTTTCTCCTTTCAATCAACAAAAAAAGGCAATATATTGAGCCTTTATCTATGCAATAAACGTAAAAAACGTTAATGCCTAAATACTCTTAGCCCTCTATATTGCCTCTTTATATTCAGTTTTTAATTGGATATTAGAAATCCAAAGAATCTCCCGTTGGCTCTGTTTGCCCCTTTTGAGCCGTTAGGATTACATTTACTATCTTAGCCAGTGCTTCATGACTTAAGCTACTCTTGAAACTGTTGATAAATTCTTGGTCTGAAATTGTTTTCTTGCCCATGTATTTCAAACCAGTTTTTGAATTCTCGACAATTTCAACAACGATGTTGTTCGTATAAACTCGTCCAGTAGACTGTTCTTTGATAGCTCGATAGTCTGTAACAACTTCATAAATCGTTGTTTTTTCGTCTTTTTTAATTTTGCGATAGCGATTTAAGAAATAGTTATCAGGATTGATTGCAACTGCATGACACTGTGTTCTTGCATAACACAATCCACCCTCTCTTATTACTCGATTTCCAAAGTCAACTTTACCTTCGAGAATTTCCTCAGCTCTCTCTTTGTTATTGACCTTGACTGCATCGGCAAATGTATAAACATCTCTTCCGTTTACATTGGAAATTGGTTTTACATCGGCTTCCTGCATGATGCTTTCTAAAATACTCATGTTTTTGCCTCCTAAGAAATTTTTATAATATGGTCTGTCAATGTCTTTAAGGATTCCATGATCTGATTCTGAATATCGGTTGGAATCGTGCCACCTTCCTCTACTGAGGATTGGTAAGCCTGAATCAAAGAATTGACTGCCAATGAATATTTATATGATTCACTTGATCTATCCACGTTGTATCTTGCTTCATATTTATCGAAGTAGACTTTAGGAAGTCCAAGTTTCTCTGACAACAACGGAGAAAACTGCGTTGCGATTCCCTCTCTCGTTGGAATGATGATATTTACCATTGCGTTGTCAATAATCTTTTCCATCGAAACGTTTCCTGAAACATCTCCAAGTCCAATCAATTCAGGTGTCATTCCAATACACTGTGCAAGGATTGAACCCTCTTTCATTTGAAGATATTCTAGGAACTCCGTTGCCTTGGTTACACGTGGAATGTGATCGAATTTGTTCTCGAAATAAGAACTTCCCAAGATAACGTTGTCTGAACTTGAGTTTTTGATTTCCTGAGCTAGTTTTTTGACTTCTTCTCTAGCTCTCTCGGCTCGTAAGTCTTTCGTAGCATTAGACTGATCTAATATCTCGTTAGCCGATACATCGATATCTCCACCATTCAGGAAGTTATCTTTCATCCAAAAGATCAAACGACCAGGGCCATCGTAAACGATATCGTAATTCAATCGTTGGTAAACATTACCGATCAACTCTAAGCGTTGTTTATCTTGTCGCAACTTACTGGTTCCGTTCTCTGTTGTTGTATCGGTTCTTAGATTGATGAAATCTCCAGGAAGTACAACCATATAGTCTTTGTTCTTAGATAAGATTCGTCCTGAATTTCTGAACTCATCTCTATCTAATTCGATTGGTTTGTTGCCTAAAGAAATCGGTTCATCCTCGTCTATGGAAATAGCATACGCAACAGTTCTGTTGAAGCCTAAATACTCGGTATCTTTTTTCACGATGCTTGTATATCGTTTGGCTGGTACTGGAATAATTCCGTTTTCTTCATCCAGCCATCGAATACCACTCTTTCCATACAAGAGCATATCTCGAATGGAATCCCTAAGAACGGAATAATTGGTAACCCCTTTTGCATTTCGCTTATAAAGAAAAGGATTCAAAACGTTGTTGTCTAACTCTTCATCCCCTGTTGTCAATTTGTTTGTGAACATGAAGTTCAGGTAATTATCGATAACATAAGGAAGAGTTGGCAAGTTATTTATCATCCATTCGATTTCTTCAGACTCATTTTTATGTTTAACAAGTTTGAATCCGTTTTTGCAAACAGTGTTACACTCTAACAATTGATCTAATATTAACTCGGCTTGCGACCAATCGTTTTCGTTGTATCTTGGTTTTAAGGTTGAAGGACTTTTAGGAGAAGTCGATAATTTTTGTCTTTTTTTATCAATTCGTTTGTTCGACATTTATTTCCTCCTACTCGTTTTGTGTATAAACATAAATTCCTCCATTCATATTATACAACATAATTGAATGAACGGATAAAACGCAACAATCCAATTCATCAGGCGACTTTCCAATCTTGGCTTTGATCTCGTCTTTAGGAATAATGGCGATTTTCCCACCTGATTTGACCGTGGATTTGGTATATTGCATCTGATTTTTCAGGATATTGGCAACTTTTGTTGTCATTGTCAATTTTCCGTTGTCCATGAGTTGTTGCATATCCAAATACATCTCGGCACGCATGTTTGCTCCGTATTTTGCTGAATAATGGTTGTTTTCCTTGCGTTTTTTCGTTGTTCCTGCTCCAAAGTTGATACCGACAACGTTAAAATCCGATGCATATTTAGCTAAACCCTCGACAATATAGACACCCCAACCGATATCTACACAGATAACCTTGGATTTTGTCCGTCTTTGTATTCTTAAAATGGATTTAATTATCTTGTCTGATGTCTTTCCATCCACCCATTTTCCTTTATCGATGGTAATAATGTCCAAAATACGTACATTTTTGTATAAATCCATGCAGGCAAGGCATACATCGATATTGTCTTTTCCTTTGTAGGCACTGTCGACACCCAAAAAGTACGTAAATCCATCTTGTAAAGGGGAATCGTCCAAACGAATATTCGAAAACATGGATTCATCGCTATAATTTTCGAGTTCGCATAGGAAATAGCGTTGACACGTGCTCTGTACCTTGAAGAAATCCGACTGTACGACTTGTTGTGTGTTTCGTATTCGTCCTTCTTCGATGGCAGTACGAACATCCATCCAAATAATCAATGTATCTTCAGGAGGATTTTCTTCTGTTAGCTTGTCGTAGAACATTCCCTCGTGGTGAGGGTTGGAAATTTCAATTAAAAGGTCTTTTTCTCCGTCTACATTGGAGAATTCTCTTCGACCTATCTCGACATATGCTTCGTTTGGAACAAGTCCTGCTTCGTCAAGCATATAATCGCCACCTCGACCGATCGCCTGATTGGACTTCTTGGCATCGCTTGAACTTGCACCTAAGGTAATGGATTCGATTGCCCCTCCCCCTTTAAAGGATAGTTTTTCTTTGGAAACCGAGGTCTGCAGTTTTTCGATCTTGTCCTGATTGTCGACAAGCAATTTACTTTTGATATCCTGATGTGCATTTTGAATGTGCTTTGTAACATGACCCATGATGATGCGAGTCGTTGCTTCTGTTCCGGCAGCGACCTGCAAAGTATGTCCGTTCGCACCGATATAAATAGCAATCTGCCCCATCAAATACGATTTCCCATATTGTGAAGTGGTAACAACAACGATTTGATTGTATTTATGTGTTTCGTAGTGCTCGATAACAGCACCAAATATGACGGCTTGTGTAAAGTACAGATTTGTTTCAAAACACGTTGTAGCTTCGATAGCCCCTTTCATGGCTAATCGTTTGGCTTCTGACATTTCGATGTTGATGCGCTTGTAATGCTTAGGAATGTACCCTCTTGTCCATTTCTCTAGGTTCTCTTTTGGTTCTGCACTTTCGCACAGTTTGACAACCTTTTCCTGAATTGAATTCAAATAGTCTATTCCTCTACGTTTTCAGACGATACTTCCTTGACTTCGACATCGATAGGTTCGCCCAAGACCTGACGGATTCTACGTTCGACAATCGCTCTTTCGTCCTCGATTGTTAGATTCTGATTGATGTTAACATTTTTATTCACGTAGACACCTTCCATCTTATTAGCAATATCTAAAGCCTTTAATCGGTCTTTCGTTTCGGCATCAGGTTCGATATCTCCCATAATCACTCCAGTCAAATACATGAGCTTTTCTTCGTAGGACAACTGTTTTGCCTTTAATCTGTGATGATTACGCTTGGAAATACGATTTTTTACATCTGCATCGTTTAAAACTTTCCATCCGTACAGATAATTGGCACTATCGGTTGCCTGAGGTCTATATTTTTTAACAATTTGTTGCATATCTTTGACTGTTCCATCTGGACACGTTTCCATAAATTCCATAAAGATACGATCTTTAAGATTCATCTCCTGAATTTGTGAGTATGTCTTGGTCTTGTCTTTGCGTGCTTTGTTCTTTTGTCTTGTCTTTTTCTGTACTAATTCACCCATTCAAATTACACCTCTTACTACATATAAAATTTTAACATTGAATTTTGAAAACGGACTTTCCACAAAAATCATGTGTATTTTTTTCGAGTTCGTTTTTTCGTGTTTGGAAAATATTTTTCAAGAAAAGGGGGTGTATTTTCTTAAATCTGCACATTTAAACCTTATTTTTGTGAAAAATTCTCAAATATCCGTCTTAAAACGTTTATTTTTGCAATTTTAATTTAGTCATAATTTAGTCATAATTTAGTCATAATTTAGTCATAATTTAGTCATAATTTAGTCATTT